TATACTCCCGAAGAAATTGAGGAGGCCGATGTGCAAGATATCGCTTCTAAATTTGGAGTAGAAGCATCGGTGGAGATCGCCGACGATGGGAGTTCGGTCATTGTAGTGCATCTCCCAGATGGTGAAACCGTAACCTATAATGATTCGGACGAAATGTATGATGCATTATCAAAAGAAGAGTACTAAGTATGAATGGATTAGCGACATAAAAGGAATAATGAAATGAAGATCACAAAAACAGAACTCAGCAAACTTATCAAAGAAGAGCTGGAACAGGTACAAGCAGAACAACAGCTTAATGAGAACCCGGCGATGATCGGACAAGTGGTCAAATACTTGCCGCAGATTATGCAGTTGGTTCAAATGCTTCCCGAGATTACTGCAATGATGAAGTCTATGGGTGGTGAAGGCGGCGCTGGCGCCGGCGGAACTGCTGATACCACTCCAGACCTTTCTCCGGCATCGGAGTGATAAATGACGGCAAAAGCACAGGCATTTGTAGACACGTGGTTAGCCAAGCTCACCTCTCGTAAGTTGATGGTTTGGCTTACTGCCACGGCACTCACCCTAACAGATCATGTTACGAGCGAAGATTGGGTAATTATTTCTGCAATCTATATTGGAGGGCAGACTATTATTGATGGGGTCGCTAGACTAAAAGGATATAATGATTAAGAAGCAGATACTAGAATTTGCTCTGAAGAATTGGAAAGCAATACTAATAGTGTTGCTTTTAGTCGTTATAGCCCTGAAGAATAGTCGCGACTATAAACTCATGCAAACTGCGTACGAGACGCAAATAGAATCTTATGAAGCACAGATCGACGGTTTGAAAGAAATACACAAGCGAGAAATAGAAGAGAAGCAATTGTTGATGGAAAGCTTCTTAAAATCAATTGCCACAATCGAAGAAGAGTATGAAAAAGCCCAAGAAGAACTCGAAGGGCTGCGAGAGAAAAAGAATAGAGAATACAAAAGAAAATTCAGACATGATAAGTCAGCACTAATTAAAGATATAGAAACTAAATTTGGTATTGAGTATGTTCCTTAAACTTCTTTTGATGTTGAGCCTCTCGGCAAATGCGGCTGAGTCGGCCAAATTTTCCATACTGGAATACAAAGCTCCCGCCCCATTTGCCGGCATTATGTTTGATGAGTTGGCTATGGCTAAAATATTGGCAGACTACGATCTTGCTACATATGATTGCGAGATAAAGACAGATTATCAATTAAAGATTCAAAAAGAAGAGTGTGATTTTAAATTGGAAAACTTAAAGATTGAATATAGATCCTTAACAGATGAGTACGATTTGTTTATAATACAAAAGGATAAAGAGATTGATCTTTTATCTACTGCACTAAAAAAAACCTCACCCCGCCACAAATGGTTATATTTTGCCGGCGGAATCCTCGTTGGAACTGCAGGTTCATATGGTGCGTATAGGATATTGAATGGAAGATAACAAAATAGCCGCAGTCGAAAAAGCAATATCAGAAAAGTATGGAGAAGTGACGATCCAAAATCCTATGTCTGGCTGGACCGACGAAAAAGAAAAAGAATATTTGATTCAAATGAAAGAACTTTATTCCAAGACGTCACAAAATAAGCAATGGCAAGATAAAATTGAGGTTAATGGCATAAAGGTTACAAAAAAACTACTTAATAGAGAATCTCTAAGAACATGTCCTGTCTGCGGAAAATTTCCAAAGAAATCTATGGATGATGTTTGTATTCTTAAATTTGATTGTTGTCACCGGTGCTATATCAATTTTGTAGAAGACAGAGAGGAAAGATGGCAAAAAGGATGGAGACCAAATAATGGCAACAGTATATGAAATAATTCAAGGATTGTCGCAAGCTGCAGCAAACGCTTATGATGGAGCCCTAGGGGAAGATTATGAGCCAGTTAAAACCGGCGCCCTGCGCAGAGAAGAGGGAGATCCTCTTCTCGACCAGCGTGTGATGGATGGCTTTAACGTAAAATTTTATGGCAATGTAATGTGCTTATCATACATGTCTGAAGTACAATTAAAAGAAGTGTACGCCCGCGGCTTCGAACAAGACCTAGATCAAAGACTGACGGATATCTCCGCCTGGCTTAAGAAGGAATATAAGAAGGTTACTGGCAATTCCGTAACTTTAACAGAACACGGCGAAATCGACGTACTCGTACAGAATTCTTCCCGCGTTCGTAGCTGGGTCGAGGCTAAAAAGCATTATCATGTTGGCGGCTTATCAGATGATATGAGCGACGACAACGAAGGATCTACCAACCCAGTTGAAGCTAGCTGGAAAACTTTCCTAGATCAAGGCGGATGGGATGGCAAAGGTGGAAATAGACCCAAGAACGATACGCGGAAGAAATAGAATGAATATTTCTCGTTCCGATTTATATCGTATAGTCTTGGAAGAGTATGCCAAGGAAGAGGGCATGCCTCTATCCGAAGATAGAGTAGAAGACCTCCTAGCCTGGATAAAGGGCGGCAAAAAGCCAGATGACCTTGACTACGCTAGGAGTAAGAGAACTGTTCCGCCGGCTCCACAAGTACCTGTTGGTGATATTCAGGGAGCAGAAACCCAAGCTTTCCCGCGGGCTGATGATATGCCAAGTGACGATGCTCCGGAGAGTGAATATTCTGGATTTCAAGATCGCTCAGGTCCATCCGACATGTCTGATGATGATATCATCGCCTCTATCAGTCAAATGATTCAAGGAAAGGATCCGGAGCAGGTGTCTGAGCTTTTTCAGGCTGTCTTCTCTCAGATCCCTGGAGTTGAGATGGGAGATGCCGAAGAAGATCCCGAGACTCTATATTCCCCAGGCGCTGAAGGGCGCCCAGCCATTAGCCTGGGACCGGTGCGAGAACACTTAGCCGCCAAATCTTTTGAGAAGATTTTAGAAATGGCCGGCATATCATGGGGCTCTCACTCTATTTCAGGTGTGCCAGGAAATAGAGATGAGGACGAAGAAGATATTGGCGAAGGGCACTATCACGATATGGGCGATGAAAAAGAGAGATACGATGTTTTGGATCCAGAAGGCTTTAATGACATGGCAGATGCCGAGCTTATCGATAGGCTGCGCGCCGATGGGCTTGAAGAAATAATCGTGTTTGACCGCGAAGGCGATCTTGCAAACCGCGAAGAAGCGATAGCGGCCCTGAAAGATGTATGAGTTTCCAATTAGACAAGAAACAGAGAGTAAAAGAGATACTTAAGTGTGGCAAAGAGCCGTCTTATTTCCTCAACAATTACGCAAGAATTTCTCACCCGATGCACGGGCTAATTCTTTTTGATACATATAAATTTCAAGATACTTTATTAGAAGATTTTAATGATTACCGATTCAACGTAATCCTCAAAGCTCGGCAACTTGGGATTTCAACCATCACCGCTGGCTATATTGTCTGGATGATGTTGTTCCACCGCGATAAAGCAATCCTTGTAATGGCAACTAAGTTTGCTACTGCTGGAAACTTAGTAAAGAAAGTAAAAAACATTATGCGCAATGTCCCGCCATGGCTCAGGATAGCAACGATCAGCGTAGATAATCGCACATCATTTGAGCTTTCAAATGGTTCGTCTATTAAAGCAGCCTCTACCTCCGGCGATGCCGGTCGTTCTGAAGCCCTTTCTCTCCTTGTCTTAGACGAAGCCGCACACATCGAGGGTCTTGAAGAATTGTGGACTGGCTTGTACCCAACACTATCAACCGGTGGGCGCTGCATCGCACTGTCCACGCCAAACGGAGTAGGGAACTGGTTTCATAAAACATGTGTGGACGCCGAGAGCAACGCCAATAATTTTAATTTAACAACATTGCTGTGGGACGTCCACCCCGATCGCGACAAAGAATGGTATACTAAAGAAACTAGAAATATGTCAAAGCGACAGATCGCCCAAGAGCTATCGTGCAATTTCAATACGTCCGGAGAAACAGTCATAGATCCTGAGTGTATGGAGTGGCTCATATCGGAAACAAAGGATCCGCTATACCGTACGGGCTTCGATCGCAATTTTTGGATTTGGGAAGAATTTGATCCAACGTGCAATTATTTATTGGTTGCTGATGTTGCCCGCGGCGACGGAGCAGATAATTCTGCTTTTCATATTATAAAATTAGAAACCCTCGAAGCCGTTGGGGAATATCAAGGCAAGCCCACTCTCGATATATATGCGAATATGCTAAACCAAGTTGGGAGAGAGTATGGAAATTGCATGCTGGTGGTAGAAAACAATAATATTTGATAAACTGACAGAATACGGATACCCCAACTTATACTATTCAATAAAATCTACACATGAATTTATCGAGCAGCATGAAGGTGAATATAGAAGTAACGCCGTTCCTGGATTTACCACCACAATGAAGACTCGCCCGCTAATCATAGCGAAACTAGAAGAATTCATAAGAAACAAACTAATTAAAATATATTCAATGCGCACCATCAACGAAATGAAAACCTTTGTTTGGAAGAACGGAAAGCCCCAAGCAATGACGAGTTATCATGACGATTTAGTCATGGCGCTCGCAATTGCCTGCTGGGTAAGAGACACCGCCCTACAAAGTAATTCTCGCGAGCTTAGTTACAAAAAAGCTTTCTTGGGTGCTATCATGACTACCAAGACAACCATGAATACTCAAATTAAAGGACAGCAGGGCTACAAGAAAGATGATATATTTGATAAAATGGGTGCAGCAGAAGAGATCTATAACCAGTACAAATGGATAATCAAGTGAGAAAATAAATGCCACCAAGAAACAGAAATCATGAAAGTTCCAAAAACCCCAGAAACACAGAGTCGAATCTCTTTAGAGCTTTAACTAGACTGTTTTCTGGTCCTATAATCAATTATAGGTCTCAGTCCGGCCGACGCATCCGTCGGCAGCATTTAGATAAATTTGCAAATAGATTTCAATCTGCCTCGGGTCAACAATTTAAAAAGGCGGTAAACAATCCTCTTGACACAATTGCCTCGAATGCAATGCAAAATCAAGCACGTGCAGAGAGATATGTTGACTTCGACCAAATGGAGTATACGCCAGAGATAGCGTCATCTTTAGACATATATGCGGACGAGATGACAACCTATTCTGATCTGCGACCGATGCTAAACATAAGGTGTCCCAACGAAGAAATCAAAGCAGTGCTGGCGGTCCTATACGAAAATATATTAAGTATTAATTATAACCTTTTCGGTTGGGCGCGCACAATGTGCAAGTACGGAGACTTCTTCTTGTACCTGGATATCGATGATAAGTACGGAGTACAGTCGGTTATCGCACTACCATCTGGAGAGGTCGAAAGGCTCGAAGGTAAAGATGCTACAAATCCTAATTATGTCCAGTATCAGTGGAATTCTGCCGGCATGACATTTGAGAACTGGCAGATTTCACACTTTAGAATTTTAGGCAATGATAAGTATGCCCCGTATGGAACATCTATTTTGGAACCAGCACGCAGAATTTTTCGCCAGTTAACCTTGGTTGAAGACGCGATGATGGCTTACCGAGTTATTCGCTCATCCGAGCGCCGATTGTTCAAGATTGATGTTGGGGGTATCCCCCCTAATGAAGTCGAGCAATACATGGAGAAAATTGTAACACAATTAAAGAGGCACTCGGTTGTCGACGCTTCCACCGGACGAGTCGATCTTCGATACAACCCCATGAGTATTGAAGAGGATTACTTTATTCCAGTGCGCCCCGGATCTGCAACAGAGATTACCAATCTTGCCGGCGGAACAAACACGACTGCGATTGATGACGTTAAGTATCTCCGCGATAAATTGTTTGCAGCACTTAAGATCCCACAAGCCTATCTTACTATGGGCGAAGGCGCCTCCGAGGACAAGACGACACTAGCGCAGAAAGATATTAGATTCGCGAGAACCATTCAGCGCCTGCAGAGAGTCATTATCTCTGAACTTGAAAAGGTTGGAATCATTCACCTTTATACTCTTGGCTTCCGCGGCGATGATCTCTTGTCCTTTAGTTTGTCTCTTAACAATCCATCTAAGATTGCAGAGCTTCAAGAGGTTGAGCACTGGAAAGCTAAATTTGATATAGCAGCCTCCGCCACTGAAGGATATTTCTCGCGCTCTTGGGTAGCAGATAACATTTTTGGTATGTCACATGAAGAGTTTATGCGCAACCAACGTGAAATGTATTATGATAGAAAACACGATGCAGCACTCCAGCAGGTAGCCGAACAGGCTGCAGCCGGCGAAACAGCTGGCGCCATAGGCGGCGGAGATATGGCCGGCGACCTAGGTGCCGAAATGGATATGGGCGCCGAAATGGACATGGGCGCCGAGGAAATGCCCGCCGGTGACGCCGGCGCCGAAGCTGAGTCCCCATTGTTAGCCGTACCTCCGGGATCCCGTAACTCCCCACGTCTCACCCCCGGCGCCAAAGGAAAAGTGTGCAACCCAGTCCGACACGACAAGAGAACAGACAGCGGACCCCGTATACGCAACTATAATTCAAAATACAACCACGAAAAAAGGGGCGCCTCCCAGCGCGCTATTTTTCCAGGATCTGAAATCAATTCGATTCCTAGTATAGCAAAGGGCATTTATGAGGTGAAACAATCTACTTATAAATTAGATGAGCTAAAGGAAGAGAACAAGTTATTCGAAATAAACAACTCTATTCGTGCCTTGTTGGAAAATCTAGAGGAAAAAACTCAATCAACCAAGGAGCAAGAAAATGAAGATAAAGCACAATAAAAAGCGAAACACGGCATTTGTATACGAGGCTCTTGTCCGAGAGGGGACGTCCGCAATTTTGCAGAAGGACGACAAGCGAAAACAAATTATTGTCGATATAATAAAGCACCACTTCAAGAACGGAAGTATCTTAAAAAATGATCTAGAATGTTATCGGTCTCTATATGAGAATCAGAATATTAATAAAAACACTGGCACCAGAATCGTAAGAGAAGCCTCTCTGCATAAAAGACTAATTGACCAAAAAGAACTTTTTGTTCACCAAAGTGGCCTGATTGGCGACATAAACAAGAAGCTAAAATCTTCTGTTTTCGATAACTTCGTCCCCAATTACAAGACGCTAGCTACTATTTCTCAACTATTTTCGATGACCACTTCCCCGAGAGATCGAGTTGTCCTTGAACAAATAATTGTAGACAACATGAGTTTGACTAATTCTGCCGGCGAGGTTCAAGATGTGGATGCATTGGTTATGAAATCTTTCGTTAAGAAATTTAATTCTAAATATGATTCAGAACTTCTCGAAGAACAGAAAATGTTATTAACTCACTATATTACTTCCTTTGCCGATAACGCGGTAGAATTAAAAAGCTTTCTCAATGAAGAAATTTCAAGATTGAAAGAACAACTAAAGAAGTCTCAGAATACAGATTATATTAGTAAAGATGAGGACATGAGAGAAAAGACGTCCCAAGTTCTTACCGAGCTGGATAGTTATAAAACACAAAGCATCAATGAGCACATCTTGCTTGTCGTTCTGAAGACTCAGGCTCTTGCTCGGGAGGTGTCACAAGATGGCGATCATAATTAAAGTCGGCGAAAAGGCTAATCAAAAGAAAGTGCGCCTCGATTTAAACGCTCGTCAGGCGCTTAATGGAGATGTGATGGTTTTCGATCATGGGGATATAGATGTCGTCTTATCCCCCACCGGAAATAAGATTACAACATTTCCAAAAGATACAATGAACGATTTGGTTTACGGAGCGCAAAATAGATTAATGGCTCACTTGGTCAAAAAAGGAATCGTAGTTCCAGAGTCTGTGCAAGCGGGCGCCTTTTACGGAGCGCTTGAAGGAATTCTACAGACGCCTGTTAAGGAGAGTGTCAGTGCACCGAAGCTAGCTTTAATAAATCTATCTATGTTTATCGAGGAAGAGAGACCGTACTTTGAAAATACAGAAGCGATTATTTCTATGGACGATGATACCCTGATCCACCCAGACAAAGAAGACTCGACTGAGTTGGGAGAAGTCCCCCAGTCAACAGACCAGGGATCGATGAGAAGAGGATTCGTTAGAGATCCCTACGCACTAAACTATATGTACACGATGGAATAAGAGAATGGAATTATTATTTTTTATTTTGTCAGCCTATGGATTGACGCAGTGTATTGTATACGGCTCGATATTCGACAGGATAAGACCCGTAAAAGGAAAACTCGGCGAGCTATTTAAGTGCCCAATGTGTATAGGATTTCACGTTGGCTGGTTTTTAATGCTTCTTTCTCCGTTTACAGAACTATTTAGTTTTGACGTGACGGTAGCTAATTTCTTCCTTTTAGGGTGGCTGTCGTCTGGCACTTCTTACATTTTAAATATGATCTTTGGAGATCACGGAGTTAAACATGAACATAAATATCTGGACAAATAAGTGGATGCTGCAGCCAGTTAGACACTGCTGTAAAGGAAGTTAGCTATGGGTAAGCTTACCATAACAGAATCTGAATTAAAGTGCATGGTCTTTGAAGAACTTGACATGATGATAGAAGACGGCGAGATAGACGAAGGCGCCCTTGACTACGCCCGAGAGAAAGCGCGCCAGCTTGGCCGCGGCGTGACACAAGGCATCGCCGGCGCTCAGGGCATGTATTCAAAAGTGGGCAGCGGCGCCTCGGCACTCAAAAAGAGAGGACTCTCGATGGCTTTAGGCGCCGCGGGAGAGAAGGACGCTGCAGCCGCTATGTCCGCAGATGCAGAAGAGACGTCAGCGCAAGGCGCCCAAAAAGCCCAAATGGTGAAAGCAGCAACAGTACTTGGCAAGTCGGATCGGACCCTGAGAGGAGCCTATGAAGACCTCGCTGCGAACGCGCAGGCGCTGGGACTCATTAATCAGCCAGCAGTTAAAGCGGCGCTCGTTAAGTTACAGACAGCAATTGGAACAGTGTCCCAGAC